GCTCGGCAAGGTCACGGGGACATGGACGAAGGGCGCGACGGCCAGCGTTCAGCAGTACAGCGGTGCCGGGGCCGTCGTGACCGGATCAACCTTCGTGGCGATCAACAGGGCGCAGACCGTCACCGGCCCCACCGGCGGCTATTGGGTCGGCTGTGAGTTAATTGACTCGACGTGGCACCTTCACTGGACGGAGTGCGTCTGATGCTGCTTGGAGGCGGATCAAGTTGCCAGTCATGCGGGTGCGTGTCATGCGGATCATGCACTCGGACGTGCCAGAATCCGCACACCGGCGCGGCGTTCCAAGAGGTGTACCGCGGTTATTCGTTTGGTGCCGTGAACGGACTTGCGACCGACGGCTACCTGACGTTCTCAGGTGACGAGGACAACCCAGCGTTTATTCCTGGTGGCGGTCCGTTTCATCAAGCGATTGGCGGAACGTTCTACCTGAGCAGCGCGCAGACGCGGTTTCCGTGTTCGCTCACGGTGTCGTTTTGGAGGACGCTATTTCCAGCAGACGCTACGACCGACACGGCGTTGTCGCAAAACACGGTGACGTTCACGTGCCTATCCGGGCAGTTCTTTCTTCCGACGGTTGGAGTGACACTCAATCCAGGCGACATCTACACTTTTTCAAATGCCGTCCCGCTAATTGGAGGTTTTGGTGGCGATCCTCGATCATCGATAGGATCGGCCGGAGGATTCGCAACGTGCGACAACACGCAAGTGGCGGTTCAGGCGCGCATCGGCTGGAGTTCTTCGGAGCGCATTCATGTGCTGCATGGCATCGTGCGTGAGTGCTACGAGGAGGGGACGCCGTGCGCGACGGCGTGCAGCGGAAGCCCTTCGCCAAGCAGCGTCTATTTGACAATCAGTAACATCCGCGTCACTTCAAGCGGTTCCGCTGGGTTGTCAGGAGACGAAGCGACATACGTGTTATCGCGCGTTCCAAACTTGTGTTTTGCGTACTCATCGCCTTGGTCGGATACGTGCTCTGACTGGGCTCCAACATTCGGCCCTCGGTCGCAGCTGATAACGCTGAACCAGGCAGAGATGTACATGGAGCGCCATGAACCTCGCCCAGGTTGCATCGGAACTTGGCTGCGAATTACCAACACGGGAAGCCCGTGGGATTTCTGCGTCTCAGGGAGCACTGTAGCAAGCGGAACGAACGGGCAATGGGGCAACGAGGGCTCAACATTTGGGACGTTCGACTGGACTATCTCAAAATGAACTGCGACCTCTCCGCCCCAGACGCTACCTGTCCGCGCTGCGGGTTCGTGTCGAAGGTCCGCGGGGCGATCCGGCAATGCACGGTTCCGGTGCCTGAGACCTGCGGCCCCGGCTGCCAACTCCGCCGGACGCTGGCATGGTGGGGCATCCGCGACAACGGCTCATGCGGCTGCGACTCCTACGCGGCGCAGATGGACGCATGGGGCGCGGACGAGTGCTGGAAGCGGATCGAAGAGATCGTCGAGCACCTCCGCGGCGCTGCCGCCAAGCGTGGCCTGCCGTTCCTTGCCACGGCCGCAAGAATCATGGTCGGCCGCGCCATCGAAGCCGCCGCAGCCACACCCCCGCCGGGGTGACCGTCCCCACCGTCACGATGTCCGCACCGGAGGCGTCATGGGCAGGGCGAAGCTAAAGACGGCGCGGGTGCGAATCGGCGACGTGCGCTGGACGATTCGCCGCTGCCCGGTGCCCAAGGATCGGTGGGGCGACTGCGACCCGGAAAAGAAGCTGATCCGCGTGAGCGACAAGCTCACTGGCTTCGACCTGATGGACGTGATGCTCCACGAAATGATCCACGCCCGCTGGTGGTGCTTGTCTGAGTGCGAAGTCCGTGAGTTCGCCGAAGAGGCTGCCGGCGTGCTCGAGGTGTTTGGGTTTCGGGACCGACACGAGGAGGACGACGATGACTAGACGCGGCACCGCTGCCGGCGACGAGATCACGCCGATTGTCCGCCGGATCGTCGAGGCCCACCCAGACGCGCCGGCTCGCACGCTCGCTCGGCGGATCGTCGAAGAGTGCAACGGTGCAATCACGCTTGAGCAGTCCCGCACGCGGGTGCGTGCCGCCCTCGGGCTGTGTGGGGCTGCGAGGCGGAAGAAAGCCTCCAGCAAGCAACTACACCGCGAGCCGCGGCCGGCAGGCACCAAGATGGCCATGCCGCCATCGCAGGCCGAGCCCTGGCTGCCGTTCGACCTTGGGATCACCGGCAAGGTCGGCATCTTGTCCGACATTCACGTCCCCTACCACGACGAGACGGCGCTGCGGGCCGCGGTCGATCACCTCCAGGCGGAGAAGGTGGACGCCTTACTGCTCAATGGCGATTGGGCCGACTTCTACTCGATCTCGCGTCACGAGAAGAATCCGAAACACCGCAACTTCCGCAACGAGCTGCACGCGGGCCGCGATCTGTTGAAGTGGTTGCGGCAAGAGTTCCCCGGCATCCGGATCGTCGCCAAGCTCGGGAATCATGAAGAGAGGTGGGAATCGTGGCTATTCCAGCACGCCCCGGAAATCAGCGACGACCCGATCATGGGAATCGACAACTGGTATGGCTTTGAGCGGCTCGGTATCGAGTTGGTAAAGGACAAGCGGATCATCCTCTGCGGTGCATTGCCGGTGCTGCACGGGCACGAAAAAGGCAACGGAATCAGCTCGCCGGTGAATCAAGCCCGCGGGGCGTTCATGCGGCTGCATCACACCGTGCTCGAGGGCCACGGGCACCGCACGAGCACCCACAGCGAGCCCGACATGATGGGCTCCGAGACTGTGTGTTTCTCGACGGGGTGCTTGTGTGACATGCGTCCCGCCTACGCTCGGCTCAACAAATGGAACCACGGCGCGGCGGTGGTGACGGTCCACGCTGACCGCTCGTTTGACGTGGAGAACTGCCGGATTCAGAGCGGCAAGGTGAGGCAATCGTGACAGACGCCGACCTCGTTACGATCGATCAACGCATCCAGAGGGCCGGTGCCGCCAACTGTTGGACGGGCACACTCGGTTCTCTCGCCACCGATGCGCGGCGGCTGGTGCGACACATTCAGGAGACGCGGCGAATGGCAGAGGAATATCCGGTCGATCACATCCTGCGAGGCGAGCGGGAGTTGAAGCACTATCCCGGCGACGAGATGGAACCGGAAGCGACGTTGATCGAAGAGGCGGAAGGACCGCCGGTGGCCGTGCAGCTCCTCGACACGGCTCGGGCCGCGGTGCTCGATCGGCATCGGGTCTACGGTCCGCCCCAGGAGCATTTCGCCCGCACCGTCGGCATGGTCAACAGCCTGTTCGCGTCGGTGCTGAAACGGCCGCTGACAACGTCCGATTGGGCTCGGATCATGCTCTTGGACAAGCTCGCCCGCGACCTCCGGCCGCGGCCGCACCCCGACAACGCTGTCGATCTCGCCGGCTACGCGGCATGTCTCGCCGAGTGCCAAGCGTCCGCACCCCCTGCGGACGGCACCACGTGACACGTAGCGTGGTGGGAGGTGGCACATGATCGTACGGCCGACTCACTGGCGGACCGGACCCAACGGCCGGGAAGCGGTGGCATCCGCCGGTGACTTTGTGTCGCTCGAGCGACTGCTGGCGAGTGGCGAGAAGTCTGGCCGCATTACTTCCCGACCGGAGCGGACGGACCGCGAGATCGAGGTGATCGCTTACCGGCTTGGCTGGACGGTGGCCGAGGTCCGGCGGGCGATAGCACGGGGACGCACGGAGATCTTCGATGCCTGACTCTCTCGACGGGATCGTATCCACGACCACGAGCCTAACGCAGACGCAGACTGGCACCGTCGGCAGCTCGACGCGGGGCGTCTCCGTGTCGTCGGCCATGCCGTTGAACAGCGTGTCAGGGCCGCTCGTCGATCAGCTCTGGGTATCGAATCGGTCGCTGGCGGTCGGGTCGTCCGAGACTCTCGATCTGCTCTCGCTCGCCGACACCATCCAGGGTGCGACCGGCATCCAGACCATGCGGCAGATTCGCCTCGTCAGGGTCGAGAACAACGAGACGGCAACCGGCCCGCGGATCGTTGTCGGACCCTCGGGCACCAACGGCTGGGGCCGCGTCGCCGG